CGAGGGCAACCGCAACGGCTACAGCCCGGAGCAATGCGGCCGGACGTTGACCGTCGGCGAGCTCATTGAAATCCTCGAGAGCTTTGACCCCGAACGCCCTGTCTTCCTTCGCAACGACAGGGGCTACACCTACGGCAGCATCACCGAAGAAGACATCGAAGACGCGGAGGAGGTTTCCGACGATGACTAACATCTACAAGCTCAGAGCGCAGCTCCTAACGGAAAAGTACGAGCCGTTCTTCGAGGACTTCAAGCAGTACAAAGACGACCGCATCCTCGTTCCGAATTGCAGAGACCAACTCCTCGAGGCTTGCGCGGCTATGGAAACCGTCAGTAACAACTTCGTTCGCGTGGCCTTCAACAAGGCATTCAACGAGCAGGAAGCACTCATGGAGAGCATCGTCACCCGCTTCACCGGCAAAGTCTGGAGAGACTTCAAGTGGAGGGATGCAGAATGAGCTACAGAGACGAGCTCGCCAGACGCTACGGCTGGCCCCTCAAAATCCATGCCAGAGGCTACGACGCCTACCTCGTAGGGGCACAGCCCCTCCTCGAGGGCGGCCCGGCCCCCATCTATCGTTTTCCCGGAGGCGACAGCCTCGTAGATGAATGCGAAATGCTACCCGCAGAGGAGGCGAGCGACGAATGACGCACCTCCACATGAGACAGTTCGACGGCATCACCGTCGGCATGGAAGTTCAAAGCCCCGCAGCCTTCCGAGCCTTGAAGAAGAACATCACCTACGGCGAAGTCAAACCACGGGGATGGAGCCGCCCTACAAAGCGCAGGCTTGTTCCAGCCAAGTATGTCGCCGCAGCAATGGGGCAAGCCGCATGGCTCGTCACCGAACACAAGGACATCGAAACCGTAAGCTGGGAGGACAGCGGAGACATCTACCTCGTCTATGACGAGCCAAAGGAGGTAACGCCATGAACACTTACGACATCTACCGCCTCGAGACCCCGGAACAGGTTGTTTCCCACCAGCAGGCGAACAGCCCGGAGGAGGCACTCGAGAAAGAAGCTCGGCAGCGCCCGGACAGCCTGCTCGACACCACGCTACTCACGCTTCTCGACCGGGATGGGGCCTATGGGCCCCGCCTCGCCAGAGCGTAACGCGGTCGCCGAACACAGCTACCCACACAACAGTATACCACAAGCGCAGCCAACAAACAAGCCAAACAAGAAAGGAAGTGAAGAAAATGCCAGCCCGCAAGAACCCTAAGACCGCTTTCGGCCTCGAGCTTTTGCAGTTCTGCGCCCGGAACGGCATCACCTACAAGCAGGTAGCGGCGGCAGCCGACGTCAAGCACTCCACCCTCGTCGAATGCACCACCGGCCGCTGTGCCGGACACGAGCTCATTCCCAAGGTGCGCCGCTACATGGAGGACTACGAAGCCTCCATCGCCACCAACCGAACCTAACCAGAGAGGAGAACCGGCCATGCAACAGACCTACAAATTCCTGTTCGTGGGCGACGTCATGGAAATTCTCGGCATCTCCAAATCCAAAGCCTACGAGATAATCCGAAAGATGAACAAGGAGCTCGAGGCCGAAGGGTACGAAACCATCGCGGGCCGTGTTCCGCGCCGGAGATTCTGCGAGAAGTTCTACTGCGGCGAAGACATCACCGTCAAGAAGCCAGAGAGGAGAAAGCCCCATGTATAGGCCCCAAAACCGCGAGGAGTTCAGACGGCAGCAGGAGCAGCGCAAGCGCATACGTGCAGACCTACGCGCTCTTTCTCGCGTCACGACGCTCATCATCTTCGGCGGCATTATTGCACGCATCGCGTTCATCATGTTCGACAAGCTCACCTCCCGAGCCGGTTTACCCGGCGGCGAAATGTTCCTCCCGCTTTACGTCATCGCACTCCCGTACTTCGGATGGAAGCTGCGGGCATGGTGCCACCCCGAGAAACCGAGACGGAAAATCAAGAGAAAGGAGACCTACAAATGCACAACTACTTTTGTCCAGCCTGCGGATGTGCCCTTGACCCCGGAGAGAGGTGCGACTGCCGCGAGAATAACGCAGAGCAGCCGCCCCACAAGCTGGTGACTTACGCCGATTGGGAGGCGGCCGGGAGCTTTGAGGAAGCGGCCAACCCCGGCGACTACGTGGAGGAGCGCATCGTCGATGAAATGCGCGACTGCCTCCCGCCCGCGTGTATGAGCTTCGGATTCCTACAGATGGGCGAGCCGTACAGCCACGAACTCGACCCGGACACCGGCAAATGGAGACCCACATTCGCAACCTTCAAGAAGGTCGGACAGCATTGGACATACTGCGGCAACTGCTTCTACAAGCAGGACACACCGCCGAAATCAGAAAGGAGACATTGAACCATGTACCGCTATTATTCCACGCAGCGTCCCGTCGCACCCGGAACTTACCCGGCCTGCCCGGCAACCCTCGGGAATTACGGCAGCAACGGAACCGACATCGACTACCTCGGCCGCGTTTGGGGCTGGCTCGACTACGAAGACGAGCTCACCGCAGAACAGGCCGACGCCTACGAGCTCAAGCCTGCTGGGCAGACGCCCATGTACTACGCCATCAGCGAGACGACTGCCCGGCAGGCCAAGCGCATGAACAGTTTTAGCGACTATGTAGAGGGCAGTGCGACCGCAGGCTACCGCGTCGAGGTTGACAGGGCCGCATACCTCGCGTACCGCCAGAAGCGCCGCATCGACCCCATGTACCACGACCGCGTGGACAGCCTTCTCAACACCTACGCCCGCAAGCTCGCAGAGAACCTCAACGCCTACTACTCCATCCAGACCCGATGCCCCTCCATCCTCATCGCGGGCGGCAGCAACTTCCCCGTTTCAAAGAAAGAGAAGCAGAACCGCGCCGCAGACCGTAATATGCAGGAGTGGAAAGACATCCAAGGCATCCTCGACAAAATCCGCAGCACGGGCAAGGGAGGCATCAGCAGCGACGACCCGGCAGCCGTCACCAAGCTCAAGACCAAGCTCGCAAAGCTCGAGGCAGCGCAGCAGACGATGAAGGACGTCAACGCTTACTGGCGCAAGCACAAGACCCTCAAGGACTGCCCCTACCTCACGGAGGAGGAAATCGCAAAGGCCGAGGCAGCTATGGGCTCCGATTGGCACCTCGAAGACAAGCCATTCGCCTCGTACTCCCTCTCCAACAACAACGCGAACATCCGGCGCATCAAGGAACGTATCACGGAACTCGAAAAGCGCAGCAGCAGCGCGGCCCCGGCCGGATGGGAGTTCGACGGCGGCAAGGTCGTTATGAATACCGATGAGAACCGCATTCAGGTGTTCTTTGACGAGAAGCCGGACAACGACACCCGCACGGAGCTCCGTAGAGCAGCGTTCAAGTGGGCCCCCTCACAGGGCGCATGGCAAAGACAACTCACCGACAACGCCATCCGGGCCGCGAAGTACCTCAAGTGCCTCAAGTCTACGGACTGACCACCACCCTCAACCACGCCTATATTCTACCGCAGAAAGGAGGCGAACGGCGTGTCAAACCAAGTAACATCGACCACCCCAACATATCTCCGTGAGGCACGTTTGTCGGCCGGATATGTGTCACGAGAAACGGCGAGCATAGACCTCCCGTACTCGCCCGAGACCATCGGACGGCATGAGCGCGGAGAAGTTACCCCAAGCCCGGACGACATCACACAGTACGCGCAGGGCTACAACCGCCCGGACATCATGCTCCGCTATTGCAGCGATTGTCCGATAGGGCGCAAGACCGGCAAGACGGCCACAGACAGAGACCTCCCGTGGGCCGCGCTGCGCGTCAGCCAAAGGCTGCGCAAGGCAAAAGAAATCGCCGACACGCTCGAGAGCATTGCCGACGATGGAATAGTGGACAGCTATGAACGGGAGGACTTCGACCGGGCGCTCGAATTTCTTCGCTCGCTCGAGGAGACCATTACAGACATCGCAATCTGGGCCATGTCCAGAGACATGGGAAAAGGCCGCCCTGCTGCAACAGAAACGGCCTCTGGTAAATAACCTACGCTTATTCTACACCGGCCAAGGCCGGATGTCAAGGAAAGGAGCATTTTCAATGGCAAACAACAGCATCGCGGGCACCATCGTACAGCTCAACGAGTATCCGCCCGATAAGTTTAACGTCCTCATCCCAGTCACGACCATGCAGGTAATGAGCAACCTGCAACGCATCATCGTGAACAAGGTACAGCTCGACGTCAGCGACCCGGAGAACAGCAAAGACGTCTACCGCGAAAAGAGCAGCGGCAAATACGCCATCACCAAGGTAGGCGGCATGAAGCTCGCAGCAGCGGCCAACATCAGCATCGTAGACACCGAGAGCGGCATGACGGACGGCTGCAAGCGATGTGTGGACATGGCGCGGGCCGTCGGCAAACCCAAAGCCTGCGGCACTTGCCCGGCGCAGTATAACGTGGCCGTGACCGTTACCATTCGCGTCCCGGAGCCCTCCGGCGGCTTCCGCTTGATGAAAGCCACCCGCGAAATCGACTGCGCAGCAGAAAAGGAGAGCATGACCGACGCACAGTACAAGCGCTTCCTGCCGCACCGCACAGCAATGGCAGAGAGCAAGGCATTTATGCGGGCCCTTCGCGCAGCCCTCGGCCTCGCAGCAACCTACACCATCCCGGAGCTGCGCAAGCCCTTCATCATCGCGCACGTTGTTCCGAACCTCGAGGCCCCGGAAATCAAGGAGGCCGTAGCAGCCAACTACCTGCAATCCATGGGGATGCTGTTCGAGGGCGCAGGCAGCCCCCGCGCAGCCATCAGCGGCAATTCGGCAGCGCTCCCGGCGGCCGTAGATGTTCCAGACGACGGAGCCGACAGTGGCTACCCCACGCCGGACATTCCGGACGAGCCCGATGATGCCCCGGATTTTGAAAACCCGAATCTCATCTTCTGCGACGACTGTGGCGAACAGATTGTAGAGACGCAGGCCCGCAACGGCCAGACATGGACGCCCGAGAACATCCGCAGCTACAGCAAGCGCCAGTACGGCCGCTGCCTCTGCGCCAAGTGCCAAAAAGCGGAGCGGGCCTCGAGAGGAGGCCGCTGATGCTTAACGACAAAATCACCGAGATATGTGAGCGCCTCGATTGGTCAATCTACCTCGGCGCGAACGAGGACGTGGAACTCCGCAAGGAATCCCCGGCCGGAGAAGATTTCAGCATTTGCGTGGATTCCAAAAACTTCATTCAGAACGTCAAGGAATACGCGGCCAACTTCGACATCGACGAACACATCGAACTGTGGATAGAGGCAAAGCGGAATGGCGTCAAAGGCGTTCCAAGCGCCCGCGAGCTCGTGTATGACGCAGAGGCCATTTGCAAGATGCTCCAAGAGCTTGCGGCGGCCCTCGCAAAGGAGGAACCGGCATGAGTGAGAGCAAGTACGAGAAGATTTACCGCCTCGCGAACGAGAAGACCGGTCGCGCAAGATGGATGGAAACAGCCATATTCCCCCTCGCAGCAGACCTCGAGGAGCTCACCGGCCAGCCGGTTGTCGTGAGCGGCCCCTTCGGACTTAGAGCAGCGGTCTACATCAAGCTCGGCAAAAGCACCATCACCATCACGCCGGGATTTCAAGACGACCGGCTCGAGCTCTACTACGACACCGGGAGGGCGACGGGCAGATACGAGCCCCTCACCCTCGGAGATTTCAACGGATTCAACAACGAGCAGGCACGGCTCCCCGAAAGGCTCGAGGACGTCGCCGCTCTGTTCCATAAGGAGGCAGCGCAATGAAGATACTCCACACCGCCGACACGCACCTCGGCGACCTCAACGGCCCTGTCAGAGACGGGAAGAACGCCCGCAGGCAGGACACCCTCGCCTGCATGAAACACATCGTAGAAGTAGCCGAAAAGGAGAAGCCGAATGTCAGCATCGTAGCGGGCGACCTTTTCAACCGCTCCCGCGTTTGGGCTGATACGGCCCTTGACGATGTAAACGACGCCATCACGACATTCCTGCGGCCCCTTTGCAGATGCAGCGAGCAGGTAGTTCTCCTGTTCGGTACAGAGAACCACGACAACCCACGCGCATTTGAGACTGTGCGCGAAATCACCAAGGACGAAGCAAACCTCCACATCTACACCACGCCGGGCATCGAGCGCCTCACAACCAGCGAGGGCGACATGCAAATCCTCGCTCTCCCCGGCTTTGACAAGGGTCGTCTACGGCTTTTCGTTCCGGGCGTGGACAAGGAAACAGAGAACCGCAACGCGACCGCACTCATCAACGACGTTCTTCTCGGCCTTTCCACGGAGCTTGACAAGAGCATCCCGGCCATCCTCGTCGCTCATTACACCGTAGCCGGAGCGGAGGCCGACAACGGCAGCACCTTCCTCGCCGGACAGGACGTAGTCATCCTCCCGTCCACCATCGACAGCACCGGCGTAGACCTCGCGTGCTTCGGTCACATCCACCACCCGCAGAAGCTACCCTGCAACACCCCGGCGTACTACTGCGGCAGTCCGAATCAGCTCACTTTCAACGACGAGGGCACGGAACACGGATTCTACATTCACCAGATGATTACATCGCCCGTCAGCCTACCGGGCACGGCCGTCAAAAGCAAGTTCATCAACACCCCGGAGCGCAGACACTACACCTACCGCCTCGGGCCGGACGACATCGCAGCGTACACGGCCACCGGCAAACTGCCGGAGACCCCGGCCGCGATGAAAGACGCCCTCGTTCGCGTCCGATACACCTGCGCCCCGGACATCGACAAGGCACTCAACCGAGCCGAGCTGCAAAAGGCCCTCGTTGCAGCAGGCGCGTTCTACGT